GGTTCAGCCTGTTCTATTCCACTTTTATAATAATCCTTTTACAATTCTTTTACATTCTTTTAGAACAGGCTTTTACATTCTTTTTACTCTGCTCTTTTAGCCCCAGACTTCGACCTCCCACGCAGGGGGCGGGGGGGTCTTTATCTTTTAGGTTAGGGGCTATATAATACCCATCCCAGTCCATAAACTTTTTAGTCTAATAAGGCTTAAGGTGTAGGCTTATGGCTTATAGATGAGGGGGTATGGGGGAGGTTCAAGGTGCTTGAGTCAAGCAAAAATTATCGTGGAGTAAAAAGCGTACCGAAATCGTACGAATTGTGTTGACACAAGGAGATGTAAACCCCTAGAACCCCTGTGAGCAACCCCCTCAGTCCCCCAGATTCTTGGGGGAAGGGATTTAATTATTTCTCGTTGACTTCTGAATATCTCTTGGGAATAAACAACTCGTTCTTTGACTTCGCCTTGTTAGCACAGCGGTAGTGCATCTGTTTTGTAAACAGAGGGTCGTCAGTTCAAATCTGACACAAGGCTCGCTTTGAAGCGAGGTGCTAGATATATACTGATGCACACCCCTGCGTAGCGGGGGAGGTACAGGTGCGAGTCCTGTCGCTTCTACATTTGGGTGCTAGTCCTAGTGACTAGGCATAGGCAACGGATTGGTAATAGACCTAATGATGCAACTCCGATAAACACTATTACATACAAGAAGTTATACTATGACTGTGCGGTTTAAATCCCACACACCCACCAATTTTAGAGGGTTGGCAGAGAGGCTTATTGCATCTGTCTTGAAAACAGAAGTCGGGTTCACTCGACCACAGGTTCAAATCCTGTACCCTCTGATTTACGACCCATAGTTCAACGGATAGAACACTCGCCTTCTAAGCGAGTCATCTAGGTTCGATTCCTAGTGGGTCGATTCTGACGGCAACAGGAAAGTCCTAACAGTTGCAAATGTGGAGTGGTTCAAGTCCACTTGCCGTCTACTTTCACCCCGATGGTGTAATGGTAGCACAGGAGTTTTTGGTACTCCTTGTCGGGGTTCAAGTCCCTGTCGGGGTTTTTTGTGCAGGGTAGCGTTCTGGTTGAACGCAAGTGTCTCATAAGCACTCATAGGTGGGTTCGATTCCCGCCCCTGCAACTTTAGGGATTGTAACTCAATGGTTAGAGTAGCCGCCTTTTAAGCGGTTGGTTGCTGGTTCAAGTCCAGTCAGTCCCATTTTTACTGGAGGGTAGTTCAGCGGTAGAACACGGAACTGTTAATTCCGTAGTCGGTGGTTCGATTCCACCCCCTTCAGCCATTTCACGGCAGTAACTCAATTGGCAGAGTGTCAGTTTTCCAAACTGGATGTTGCGGGTTCGACCCCCGCTTGCCGTAATCTTATATACAGGGGTGTGTAGTTCAAAGGTTAGAACACTCTGCTCATAACGGAAGAAACGCTGGTTCAAATCCAGCCGCACCCACCTGTAAGTCTAATTTACAAAATTCGATGTGACGATTTAGGTTGACCAAATCGCCACATTCTGACGAATATGTCGATATGAAAGAAAAGGCTCTTTCCACAGCACTAGGTCTCAGCAGAGATATTCTCAAGGAACTCCGTTCTTCGTACATCGAGGGGACGGACTGGCATCGTGTTGAATCACGAAAGCCACAGCACCTCTGGGAAGTCGAATGGACGCACGAAGGCATCCAGAAACTCAAGGAGAACATCGGCTTCAAAGAGCCAGAGGTCATTACAGCCCCAGAACAGAAGCGTGGGACTGTGTACGCCAAGTTCAAAAACCCAAAGGTCATCGGTGCGTTGATTGACGGCAAGAACTACAATGTGCTGTGCAAGGACTCCACGAAATTCCACATCGGTATGCCTGTTGATGTCCGCTGGGACGGCAACCGCTGGTGCGTCATTCGTCATCCTAGATTTAACGGAAAATACTAATATGGCTACATACAAGAACAGGAAGGTAACGCTGAACAAGCCGTTCAGAACCCCAACAGCCGCCAAGAAGTCCGCTGTTTATGTAAAATCTGGAAGCAAGGTTAAGATTGTTCGCTTCGGTGACCAGAACATGAGCATCAAGAAGAACGACCCAGAGCGTAGGAAGTCGTTCAGAGCGAGACACAAGTGTGCAACCGCTAAAGACAAGACATCACCCAGATACTGGAGTTGCAAGGCTTGGTGATATGGCTTTGCTAGACCCAGAAGAGTACGAAGATATGGAAGACATCCCTATCGAGGAAATTATGTGGTATTGATATGTTCTTAGAATTCAGAAATCCAATCCCAGTTCATACCGAAATCGGTTATGGGTGGTTGATGTATGTGCGAGACGGAGGTACTTGGTCTAACGATATCTTTGCTGTGGTTATGGAGAAGGATGGAGTGATTAGGCATATGCGTACAGACCAATTCAAGGTGCTTCAGAACAACACCTTTGACATAGAAAACAAGTAATATGGCTTTTTCTCCGACACCTCACCCGATTCTTGTTACCCCTACTAGGGATGACATCAAAAGACTCGTTGAAAAGGTAGGAGAAGAAAAGACGCTGGAAATCCTCAATCTCCGAGAGGATAAGATACAAGCGGAGAAGTTCGACCCCTATCGTCACGGCTTTGACCTACCGCATTGGAAGGAAGCGGACGAGATACTCAAGGGCAACAACGAGATTCTAGTCCTAGGTGGCAACCGAGCATCCAAAACCGAGTGGGCGGCTAAAAGAGTAGTTCAGACGCTATGCAACATGGAGAACGCCAGAGTCTGGTGTTTGCACACGACTAACCAGTCGAGCATCCAGATGCAACAGCCTGTAATCCACAAGTACTTGCCGAGCGAGTTCAAGGAACTCCGTAAGAACAGGATTCAGAATGTATCGTACACGCAGAAGAACGGCTTCTCCGATAACACCTTCATTTTGCCAAACAAGAGCCAATGTATTTTCATGAACTACGCCCAGAAGCGAGATGTCATCGAAGGTGGCGAAGTTGACCTCATCTGGTGCGATGAACTTGTGCCGTTGGACTGGATTGAGACGCTACGCTATCGTATCGTCACAAGAAGCGGTAAACTCATCGTTACATTCACTCCAATCACAGGATACAGTTCCGTAGTTAAGGAATATGTAAGCGGTGCGAAGATTATTGAGCATAAGCCGTCTCCGTTGCTACCCGATAACATCAATGTGATGGGTTGCCCAAGGGGAACGATGCCCTATAAGGCTAAATCCTATGTCCGTCCTGCTGGCGTAATGTGGTTTCATAGCGAACTCAACCCCTACAACCCATTTGAGCAGTTAAAAAAGACGCTACTTGGCAAGAAACCTTATGAAATCAAAATCAGAGCCTACGGATGGGCTGACAACATCAGCGGAAACCAGTTTCCAAGGTTTAATCCAGAGCATAATGTGGTCAAACCCGCTGATATCCCACAAGATGGCACAAATTATATGGTGGTTGACCCCGCTGGTGCGAGAAACTGGTTCATGCTATGGATACGAGCAACTGAAGACGGAAGTCTCTATGTATATAGGGAGTTTCCAGATTCCTCAGAAGGTGAATGGGCTTTACCTTCGGCTGACCCAGACGGAAAGATGGGGACTGCACAGCGTAATGGTGCTGGACGCTCTCTTGCTGAATATAAAACATTGATACTTAACTTGGAGGATGGGGAGACCATCACCGAGAGGTATATCGACCCTAGGGCTGGTGGTTCAAAGGCTGTCACGGAGGACGGAGGGGTCACGCTGATAGATATGCTGGACGATGGCGAACAACCGATGAACTTCACCCCATCCGCTGGAATTAGAATCGAGCAAGGCGTATCAATAATCAATGACGGCTTTGCCTATGACTACAGCCAAGATATCTCCCCGCTTAATAAACCTAAACTATACATATCAGAAGAATGTCAAAACCTTATATACTGTTTGAAAGAATGGACTGGGCTGGATGGCGAGAAGGGGGCAACAAAAGACCCAATCGACTGCCTACGCTACTTGATGACCATGAACCCAGAGTACCTAGATTCGGATTCCTTGCAAGGGCAGGGTGGAGGAAGTTACTAATGGAAATATACTTTCCATGTCTGTTGTCTAGAAACAAAGCAATGTTACTTATTGGCTTGACAAGACGGCAACTAGAACTCCTTGCTATAAAAGGAATAATCAGAACCTACCGAACCAAGGGTGGGCAAAAGCGTTATTTCCGTGACGATTTAATCAAATTTATAAATGAGCATAACAAAGAACAATCTTTCGACCAAGTACAATCCCAATCAAGATAAACTGGTCTACGCTTCGGAAACGCCAGATGTCCCCTATCTTTGGCAGGAATACAATCGCTCTACGCAGAATGGCGGTAATGTCGCTAACATCATGGAGAATGACGATATCCGTCTCTCCAGATGGGCTGGTCAAACTTCTGACGGCAAAAAGCACAGCGAATCACGAATGGAGGGCGATGCAGCCTTTCCATTTGAAGGTGCTTCTGATGTCCGTTGCCGACTGATTGACCGCACAATTAACGACACAGTTGCTATGCTGATGACCACCTTTGACCGCTGTAAGGTCAAGGTTAAGGGTACGGAATACAACGACTACGACTTCGCTGGCTCTGCCAATGTTCTAATGGACTGGCTTACCCAGTCTAAACTCCGACAGGAACTTCGTGCAGAGGCTGACTTGCTTGCACAGTACACACAGCAATACGGCTGGGCTGGACTCCATGTCATGTGGGAGCAGGAAATGGCTCTTCGCTATCAGACCATCAGAATTGATGAAATTGCTCAACTCAGCCAACAGGCTGAACAGTCTGGCTCATCGCTCAAGGACTTGGCTAACGCCATTATGAATCCAGAGCAGGAGCAGTACGCCATCGACCTCATCTCGCAGTACCTCACGGATGTGAAGCCAAAGGACATCAAGAAGGCTGTCCGTGAACTCAGAGAAACTGGCAAGGCTGATATCCCAGAAGCCTATGTTTCCAAGAACATTCCTTCAGTCGTTGCACTAAAACCATTTGACGAGATTTCGTTCCCGCCAGAAACCATCGACATACAAGACGCTAGAGTCATCTTCAGACGCACATTTATGACGGAGATGGAGATTCGTTCTCAAGCCGCCCAATATGAATGGAGCGAAGAGTTTGTCAATCAAGCAGTCAGCGTTGCTGGACTCCGCACTAACTTCCACGACCCGAACATCCTTCCTGCGGCTACGCTGATTAACTACCAGATTAACCGCAATATGCACCTTATCGAAGTGGTGTATGCGTACAGCCGACTCATCAATAAAGACGGCACGCAGGGCATCTACTGCACCATCTTCTGCCCTAGGGCTGGTAGCGACATCTACGCCTCGCACGAATTGCTTGGCTACGCCCACAACAAGTATCCGTTTGTCATCTACCGCAGAGAACGCATCCGCAGACCTATTCAAGAGTCTAGAGGAATCCCAGAGGTCGCAATGACCGACCAGTTTGAAATCAAGGCACAGCACGACTCTATCCGTGACCGAACTGCGTTTACCACGATGCCTCCTATCCTTGTTAAAAAGAGACTTGGTGGTATCAATAAGATTGCACCAGGAATTCACTTACCTGTTACAACGCCAGATGACTACAAGTTTATGACTCCTCCGCAATCGGAGACTCAGACTGCGTTTAACCTCATCAACATCGTTGAGCAGAACCACGCCGCCTATTTCGGTATCTATCACCCCAATGTGCCTCCCCAGAGAACACAAACAACCCAGCAATACATCGTCAATAACTGGCTGGATGTCTGGAGTGAAACCTTCGGAATGATGTTTAGCCTGTGCTTGCAGTACCTCGACCCTGCTGAAATCGAGTCTATCACGAACAAGCCGATGCCACAGAATATGTCGGCTATCAGCAATCAGTTCGACTTCCAGATTAAGTACGATGTCCGTGAAATCGACACCGACTTCGTGATGCAGAAATTGCAAGCGATTATGCAGTTCGTTATGCCTCTGGACTCTGCTGGTGTTATTGACAAGAGCAAGTTGGTGCGAGCCGCCATTGAAGCCATCGACCCCGACAAGGCTAAAGACCTCATTGTCGAACAGGCTAGTGCGTCTCAGATGCTGTATAAAGATATCCAGTCCGATATTGGTCTGATGATGCTTGGTAACGAGGCTAACTATGTCGAGAACGACCCAACAGCCCAAACCAAGTTGCAGTACCTCCAAGACATCATGGGCAAGAACCCCAAGGCTCAACAGGCTATGCAGGGTGACCAGCACTTCAGAGCGTTGCTTGATAACTATGTCAAGAACCTCCAGATGAGCGTCAGCCAACAGCAGAACAAGCAAGTTGGCAGAACTGGCGTGACCCCTGTCGGTCAACAAGCCGCCTCTGCAATGGAAGGTCAAATCAAGCAAGCCGACCAGATGCAAAAAGAACAAGAATCCCAGATGGGAATGTAATCTATGCTACCGCAACCAATTATTCACGGATTTGGCTTTGAAAAGGACAATCCTGTCTGGAAGGCAACCTTGATGCTCCTTGACGCATCCATTGAGTCCGAGACCGCTTACGCTCTCCAGAAGGAAAATCGTGGCGAAGACAGGGCTTACCATTGCGGTAGAGCCGAGGCACTCGTTGCCTTCAAGAGCGTTATGCTTTCTACAAGAGATGCCGTCCTTAAGGACATCGGTAGACCTCTTGACGAATGATTCGTGCGATTATGGTACAAAGCATAGTTCAGACTTGCTTATATAATAATTAAACAGAATTTACCCCTAGTTCTGGGACTATTACAAAACCCTGCTTATAGTAATATAGGACTTTAGACCTTCATCTAATGAATACAGAAAATCAATCCGACCTTGGGACGGAATCAAATAACCCCACGAAAAACGAAGGCTCTGCCCAGCCTTTTGACCAAAACAATCTTGCTGACATAATTGGCAAGACCTTCCTAGGAGGCGAGGAAGTAGCGGAGGATTCAGACTCCCAGAAACAGACTGAAACGGATGGTCAAGCGACATCCGAAGAAGATAGTGAAGTTCTTTCACAGGAAACCAATACAGAAAGCGAGCAGGAACAGTCAGAAGACTCCGAGGAAACCGAAGAAACCAAGTCTGATGATGATGAACTTGAGCGTGGACTGCCAAAGGGTGTAAAGAAACGCATCGATAAACTCTCTGCAAAACGGAGAGAAGCGGAAGCAGAAGTGGAAAGGCTCAAGTCCGAAGTGGATAGACTGTCGCAAGAGGCTAACAAGCCAGCACAGACTCCAAAGTCGGACAACCCCTATTCAAATCTGAAGACACTTGAAGAAGTGAATCGTGAGGCTGAACAAGCCAAGCAGATTAGACGCTGGTGCGAGATGAACCCCGATGGTGCAACAGTAACTGGAGCGAATGGTGAAGAAGTAGATTATTCCGCTGAAGAAGTCCGAAGAATCAAGATTAAAGCCCTTGATGCCCTTGAGGAACACCTCCCAGCAAGAGCCAAGTACATCGAGAATTATTCTCAGATTGAACAAGTGGCGACAAAGGAATATCCGTGGTGGAAAGACAGAAGTTCAAACGAGCGTCAAATCGCTGAGTCTTTCCTCAAACACTTCCCCGAAATCACCCGCTTCCCAGACTACAAGATGGTGCTGGGAGACTACATCAGAGGAGTCAAGAGCCGTGAGGCTACAAAGAAATCCCCTGCGGTCTCAAACCGAACAGCACCTGTTCAACCAAAGCGTACAGCGACCCCGCCTTATGTTCCCGAAAAGGAAGCAAGAGCGAAGGAAGCCCAAAAGCGTTTTGGGGCTAATGGTAACCGAGACGACCTAACATCTATTATCGCTAACCGATTCCTGTAATCACCCCTAACCCTATATACAACTATGGCAAATCTCACAGAACCCTCCTTCTCGTCTGGTAAGAGAGAAGAACTCGCTGACCTCATCGCCCTTGTCGATGCGAAGGATACTCCCTTCACTTCGATGGCGAAGAAAGGCTCAAAACCCGGAAATACTCTTTTCCGCTGGCAGGCTGACCGCCTCCCCACCCCTAAGACAACTGGTACAGTCGATGGCACAGATGTGACCACCTACGAAAACTATGTCAAGGATGGTGCTACTGTCTATCGTGCTGAACTCAGCAACTACATCCAAATCTTCAGACGCTCCGTCCGTGTGTCCCCGCTTACGCAGGATATCTCGACTGTCGCTGGTGTTCGTGATGAACTCGCTAACAATGTCGCTAAGGGCATCCAAGCACTCAAGCGTGACATGGAAGCCACCTTCTGCGGTACGCAAGGTGCTCAGTTGGACAACGGCACTAACGCTTACCTCACAAGAGGTCTCGACAAGTGGCTGAAGCCTACTGGTTCGGTTGACACAGTTCTCCCCTACGACACGCAGTTCGCTACCCCTGCCGCTAACCGCAACACAACGGCTACGACTGCCACGATGACTGAAACCCATGTCCAAGATGTCCTCACAGGTATCTACACACAGACTGGTCAGTTCCGTGACTTCGACCTCCTCTGCGGTTCTGCCCTCAAGAGAGCGTTCACAAACCTCGCTTACACGACCTCACAGAACGGCACGACAAACACCGCTTCTGCTATCCGCACACTTAATCGTGAGTCGGATGCTTCGTCCTACATCTCGTCTGTCGATGTGTTTGAAGGTGACTTCGGTAAACTCCGTCTTCACCCCTCACACTTCCTCAAGGTGTCGGCTGGCGTTGGTAACACAACTTGCGGCTATGTCATTCCTTTTGACATGGTTGAAGTTCGTTATGGTGGCAATGTCGCTGGTGTGACTGCTCTGCCTAACGCTGGCGGTGGTGAAGCCCGAATGATTGAAGCGGTTGCTGGACTCTGCGTCTACAATCCTCTCGCCTTCGGTGTTTTCGACTTCGCTTCGTAATCACGGATGTCAGACTTAATCCAAAGTCTGTCTGAGGTTATTCCTCCTCACCTTAGAAATAGGGTGCAGGAGGAGTTAATCCGTGGCTGGAGACAAGAAGAGGTCAAGATGAAGGCTGTTGCAAAACAGAACGGACACTTTGACAAATTCAACGAAAACAAAGCCATTGAAGGTGTCGGTCAGAAGATAGCATCAATTCCTGTCCAAGCATGGCATTACTGGGGTCAACGCCTTGGTTATGATTGTTGGGAAGACAAGACATTCATGCGTGAATTCCTCCGAGACAATCCAGAGACTGCGGTTAAGAACTACGCCAAAAAAGCCTGTGTGAATGGTGCAATATTCACAGCGGACGGATACATTACCAGATGAGAACTACAAACTTCAGCCAAGTGCTGTTCGATGCACTTCAATACTCTGGTAATGACCGCCACAACATCACGGACGAAACATTCGCCCAGTTCCGTGATTTCGCTTCATCTCGTATGAGGGAAGCATGGGAATCAAACCAATGGTCAGATGTCTGCCGTATCGTAGACTTCACGACCACTCAAGATGCAAGCGGGACGAACTACTTCGTGCCATCTGCTGACGCTTCGGAAATCCTTGGTGTGTGGAATAAGAACCCACAAGACACCAGCAGAGCCAAGCAAGTAGATTATCAGATTTACAACGAAGGTTCTGAAATCAGAATCGTTCTTCCCAGCATCATCGCTAGTGGCTCATACCTGTACAGACAGAACTGTCCTGCACTCACAGGTGACCCATACAAAAGTAATGTGGTTTACTACTTAAATAGCCAAATTTATTTTGATTCTGGTTCTGGTACTGGCTCTCTGATGCCTGTGCAGGGCAAGCCTCATTATGGCAATTTTTACATCTGTCTTGCGAACTCAACTTCTGTTGGGCAGAATCCTAATACTCATCCTACTCTATGGAGTAAGATTGAAATTCCGTACATCTTTGGCTCGTTCATGGCTTGGGGTGCGGCGGCTAACTGGTATGTCTCTGAAACTATGATTAACGAGGCTACTGTAATTGAAAGCAAGGCATCGCAAGTCCTTGAGCAAGAATACGACAAGTTCCTGCGTCAGCAGGGTCAGTTCGGCAAAATCAACATGAACAGAACTTACTAATTTTATGTCAATCATCTCAACATCCTCTCCGTTCCTGCGTAGTTATTCTACCACGCAAACGACCCTTAGCACCACGAAGGTTCAAGTGCTTACCCCTCCTGCCAACATCACTACCAAGCGTATCGTTGTTGTTATCCAGAACACATCTGCGACAGATACTGTCCAAGTCATGGGTAACGCCACGGACACAGTTGGCATCGTCCTTCCTCCTACATCTCAGTTCTCAATCGACAATTACCAAGGTGGTCTTTGGGCTGTTGCCAATGCTGGCACTCCTGCCATCAACATCACAATCGGCTCTGTCTAATGAGTATCAATGTTTCTGTCGGTGTGATGATTCCAGTTGATGTGCTGGAAGTCGGTAACGAAATCTCTGCTGACCAACTTGCGGCTATCCAGAACGCTTCAATGGCTTCTGCTAGTAATCCGATGATTACAAAGGACAAGGCTCTTGCCAATGCCCTTGCTTCAATGGTTCAATACACTTGGAGTACAGGAAATGATTCAGATAGAACTGCTTGTGGCATTTCCAATGCTGGGATTCTTGCTGGCACAGGTTCATTTGCTGGAATCTGGGATGGAACTACTGCAAGTTGGGGATTTCCTGCTTTTTATACATCAGCAAATAATGGTTCAACTCAAATGCTGTATGTTATCGTAAACAGCACATTGTCAGATTTTACTATTCAAAACTAATATGTTTACATTCCTCCTTTCACTCACAGTAATCGTCCTAGCCTTCCTTGGAGGCTTCTACGCTGGCATTAAGAACGCCAAGTCGGAGAAGGTCTCTTGGGGTAAGGAAATGCTGAACAAACTGAAGTCTAAAGACTAATGGCTGATGGCACATACCTAAAGGATGGCGATGCAGGGTTCATAGGTCTAAACAGCCGTGACAACCCATCCGCATTGCCTCAAGGGTATGTATCAGAGGCTAGTAATTACAGACTCGATAGAGGCGTAGCATCAGCCAGAAAAGGTCTTGAACGAAAGACAGTTGGTAGCATTGTAGGTAGAACCATATACGGCTCTTGCACCTACATTGATGCGGTTGGGCAGGAAATCATAGTTCTTATTACGGAGCGTGACCTCTGGTATTATAACCCGCAAAGCGAGGTACTTTCGCTTCCTGTGCCATTTCCTAGTCGTGTAAATGGTGGCACATTTACTTCTGCCACTATTGGTACAGCCCCAAACCAACAAACGCAGATAACAGTTACTAAGACTGCACACGGATATACATCTGGTAACTCGTTGTCCATTGAGACATCAAATCTTAACTACAATGGTGTATACACAATCACAGTTACTGGGGTAAATACATTTACATATGTAGTCCCTTCATTACTTGTGCTTACTACTGGCACTTGTAATATGTCTACAGAGTACATAAATACATCTGACGGCTGTGATGTTGTGCAAGCAATTGACAATATTTTCATTACCAGAGGTCACGAAAAGCGTCCTTTAAGATGGGATATGGGCGTTACTGTTTATGCAATCCCACCCTCTTCTGGAGGTTCTCACGAATTTCCTAATTGCTCTCAATTAATTTACTACGGAAACAGGCTTATTGCTCAAGGAAAATATCATAATGACCCAGAGCCAAAAAGAAAAAGAGATACTGTTTGTGTAAGCAATTATCTTGATTACGACAAATGGGATATCCTAGACGCATTTACATTTAATAACGGAGGTAATGACGAAGTTACGGCTGTTTCACCTTGGACTCTTAACGAGTTCGTGGTGTTTATGCGTCACAGCATCTTCTATGTAAACACAGGCGTAGGGCGTTATGTTACTGGAGATGGGCTTTCTAACGACTCGTTCATCAAAACCCTTGTAAGCGATATCGGGTGCATTGCAAAGCGTAGCGTAGTTCAAGCCGATGGTGGGGTTATCTTCCTATCAGACAATGGCGTATATGCAATGAATCCAACACAGGTTGGGGCTAATGAGGCTATGAGACTCCTTACAAATGCCCAGCCACTATCAGCACCAATAGATGATGTTATTCAACGAATTAACAGAACTTACGCTTATCGTGCTGTTGGGACTTATTGGGGCAATCGTTATTACCTTGCCGTACCTGTTGATGGTTCTACTGAGAACAATGCCGTTCTTGTTTATAATTTTATCTTAAAGGCTTGGGAATCCGTTGATACATACCCTGCTGGAATTGATGTATTTAACTTTGTCATTGCCAAGAAAAACAACACAAGAAGATTGTATATTATCGATTCAGACCAAGGCGTGTTCTTGACTGAAGAATTGGATTACGATGAATACGGCAATAACATCGGTACTCCTGTTCTTCACGAAACCCCTCCATCTGTTCCGTACCTTCCGTTCTACCTAGGTGAAGACGAGTTCCAAGGTAACCTTATCCAGTCATCTCTTACTACAAGAAGATATATATTTAATACATTTAATGACAAGCGTTTTAGTGGAAGTGAAATAGATTTGCTTTTCCAAGCGGGTGCTGTTTTAGATACATATGTTGATGTGGCTAATAACGACTCATCTATTCTTATCGACTCATATGGCTCTCCTGCCGACAACGATGAAACCAGAAGAACTCCTATCAGAAAAACTGGCACAGGAATTCAGTTCAGATTCGTTGCAAGAAACTTAAGACCCGCAATTCGCTCCGTATTTGCTTACGGAACTGTTAAAGGCAAAAACATTATATCAAAAGACTAACATGGCACAAATTCAAAAAGGCGATACATTTACAGACGGAGAACTTGTTACAGCGGCTCGGCTTAATGCGTTGCTGGATTCCGCTGTCCTTAACACTAACGCTATTACTGACCAAGCGTTGATTACTACTGGTAGCACTTCTGATATGCTATTGGTGTATCAAACATCAACATCTACTCTTAAAAAGATTGCATTTGATGATTTGATTGGTATCAGTACTGGTGGCGGTTTGGGAGTTCTTACAGCAACTCAAATCTTTGGAAATACTGGACTTAGTATTATTGGAAATACATCCGTAACTATTAGTTCTGTTTCTGGAAATACCGAAGTAGGAAGTTCAAGTGGCACATCTGGTGACACAAATATTTACTCATACAACGATGTGAATGTAACTTGTTCTACTGGTGAAATTAACATCACAGGAGACACTACTATTACTGGTGACCTTACAATAGTCGGAAGCAACAACATTATGCCAATTGGTGCTGTGATGTTGATGGCTATGGCTTCAGTTCCTTCTGGATGGGCTAAGTGCAATGGTGCGGCTGTTTCAAGAACATCTGGAACATATTCTGCTTTATTTGCGGTTATTGGAACTACTTATGGTGCTGGCGATGGTGTAAACACATTTAACCTTCCAGACCTTCGTGGTGAGTTTGTACGAGGCTGGGATGACGGAAGAGGCGTTGATACAGGAAGAGCAATTGGTTCAACGCAACAACAGCAACTTGAGAAACACAAACACATTTCATCAAACAACGATTGCAACACTTACTCTACAATCAATGGGATTGGTACTGGCTCATATAATGTGTGGTGCGATACAGGTGGTACTGTTACGGATTCAAACGCATCACTTACTGGAGATGGTAGCCATACTGAGCAAACCGCAAAACTTGGTACAGAAACACGCCCTCGAAATGTGGCTATGCAATACTGCATTAAATTGTAATGGATTTTTCAGAAGAAATAACCTTTATCACGACTAACAAGAATATTGGTCGCAGGGATTATTTTGACTGGAAAACAGAAAGCCTTCCCCTTTATCTTAAGTGGTCGCTTACATTTGACTATCTATTTAAGGTAATTGAAGATAATAAAATAACAGGCATTGGTGTTGCATATCCTATTCAAAGAGATTGCAAGTGCATGGAAGACCTATATATGTTTGGAAATATCGTCAAGAAAGAGGACGAATCAAACAAATCACTTTTCATACTTGAATGGCTTGCTGTCACCCCAAACGCCAGACGAGAACTAGTAACCAAGTTCAAGCAAAGATATCCAAACTGGGAAAATCAAAAGAAGTTTGGAATACAATTTGATAAAATGAAGTTGCTATCAAATAGATACATAAACCTTTTAAACAATATATAACAATGGCAAAAGTAGACGCACCTAACGAAAGAAGATACTTAAATGAAATGCAATCAGCCCTTGAGGGTCAGATGGGTATTCAAGGACAACTTCTTAGTGCCGAGAAACAATACACCCCCGAATGGCAAGCAATTCAAAAGCAAGCCCTTATGGGAGGAATGGGTAATCTTGCAAGCATTTATGGTCAAACCAATGAGCAATCAATGGCATTGCAACAACAGAACTTGCAAGGTCAAGGTGCGTTGTATGGTCAAGTCGGTAATTTTGCAAGAAACGCATACAACAATACGCTAGACCCTACTACGGCTGGGCTATATAGCACTATGGCTTCGCAAGCGGCTAGTGGCTTGGCTGATGGTCGAAACCTGTCTGAACAGGAAACTCGTATGGCTCAAGGCAACGCTAGGGCGGCTATGGCGGCTAGGGGTATGCAGTTCGGCAATCAAGCAATTGCGGCTGAAGTTCTTAATTCATACAATCTCTCTAATCAGCGTGAAGATAGAGCAAGACAATATGCTGGTAGCGTTTATGGAATTGGGCAACAAAACGCTCAACAGGCTATGCAGATGTATGGTCAACCTCTTATGACTCAAATGAATCAATTCTCTACACCTACATTGCTTGGACAATCTCAACAATTGTATGGTGGTCTTGGTGCTAAATTATTCCAACCAGAGTCTGAATATAATGCTTCACTTATCTCAGCAAATCAGCAGAATCAAATGCAAGCAGAGATGGCTAATGCTCAAGCACAGGCTGGAATGATTTCTGCTGGCATTGGTGCTATTGGAATGATGGGAGGAGGGCTTCTTGGAAACGCTGGATTGTTTGGAGGGGCTGGTGCTGGGGCTGGTTCTGGTGGGCTTACGGCAGTTGCAAATCAAAAAGCCCAATATGGAGGTCTTGGTCAATATGGTAAATCTGCATACAAAAAATAAATAATTTATGGCAATGTTTCAACAATACCAGAATGGGGTAACTCCTGTGACTGGAATGGCAGAGGCTGGTGCAAACATCGGAAAGATGTATATGCAGGGTATTGGACAAATGGGAGAAAGCCTTGCAAAAGGAATACAGGCTTACAACGAAAACTCTGCCAAGTCAGAGATGGCTAATGTCAAGATTCAGTCCCTAAGCCAAGACATAACAAATAAAATTGCAATGTACAGCCAAGACCCAGAGATTGCCCAATCTGGGATTCTCCAAGGTTTGATGCAGAAGGGTCAGATGCTTACGGAAGCCCCATCAAAGGGTCTCTCACAGCGTCTTGCTATCGCCCACGATGCCGAGACATCTCTGGCTGGCTTTGGTCAGCAACTTCAAGAATGGTCGTTCCTGCGTGGTAGAGCCATCGAGCGTGGCATCCAAGAAGGTCTCAATAGGTTCAAAGAAACCAAGTCTATCACAAGCCCTGTGTTCTACGATGGTAGCGACCCATTGCTTGCCGTTGACCCTAATCAGAACATTCAACAGCAGAAGGACAGAGTCCTCAAGAGATTCAGAGACATCAAGGTGGCTAACCCTGCTATTGAAGGTACTGAAGAGCAGTTCTGGGCTAACTGGATTAGCAATGCTGAACAGAGATTTGCCAAGGGAGTTGATGGTGTTGCTCCGACTGTTTCTTCTGCCCAACTTGAGGCTCTACAGGCTGAACGCAATATCTTGAAGTCGCAGGAAGATGTTAATAAACTTGATGCTGGTGCTGTCGGTGGTCTTATAATGAACAAGGACGGACTCTACGAGGAGCAAGCAAATGTCTCAGTTCCTGTAAAGGATTATGAGGCTACAATGAAGTCTGCCGAGCAAATGGTAACGGAAAATACAGAAGAAGGAATGAAGAATCTGTTTGGTTTTGATAAGGATATGTTAAAGCCAGATGAAGCGTTGACTGGCATAGCAAATAAGGCAAAAGATGAAATAAAGGCATTAAGAGAAAAAGAAGCAAGTTTATTGACAGCCATTGAACAAGAAAAGAAAAATTCTTACTTTGGAAAGAAATCATCAGCAGAAAATACATTTAAAAACGCAATCCGCAGTTTCAATGACCTTGCAATTGAACAAGGTTCTCAGTTTGTTAAGATTGACCCTAAAACTGGAAAGCCTTCAATAGATATTGGAGTTACTGCAAGAAAGTTCCTTGGTGCTGGGTGGCCTGGTGGTATTGTTGCAGAACAAACTGGTATATTTGACGATAGGTCTCAATACCAAAAAGACCTTGTTTCTTCTTTTGCTGAAAAACAAAAGACTAAAGAATTGCTTTCAATTGATGACAAGAAAGGTGCAGTTGAAACAATAAGAAAAGACATCAAAACTCAACAGTCTATTATTGAAGGAGTCTCCAAGGCTTCTGAAATGCCTGTTAGAACTCCTTCGCCAAAAGTTGCCCTTAGAGGAGATGTTGTGGTTGGCTCTACGACTTATGAAAGACCTGTTTCAGTTAGCGAGCGTAAATCTCAAGTTCAAGACTTCTTGACGGAACGATTTGGTGCTATTGACCCTACCGACCCTACAGGCAAGCGTAGAATTCCAGTTCAAGGTTTTGAGTCATTCTTTGCCAAGGCTGTCCCAGAGTCTGAGATAAAGGAGTTTACCACAGAGAGTGGGCAAAAACTTATACATCTTAACGGCAAGTGGGAAATGGTTAAGTCTGCTGAACCTAGGTCTCTTGCAGACATTCGCAAAGATATGGTTGGCGTTTATGGCAAGCAAACTGCTGATGGTAGACTTGTTCCTACTGAATTTATTCCGAACTCTGGTATTGAAATTGGTGGTCTTTATAGGGGTACAGATGCCTCAGAAGCCCAGTTTAACGATGAAATGACCCAACTGTCTGATGCTAGACGCTCAATCAGAAAACTCCAAGAAATCAACGATAGCGTTGGTGAGTTCGCTGACTTGACCAAGGCTGGTATCGCAGAAGTCGAGGTTATGAACCTTAAATCTGCTTTGCGTAAGGACATCATTGGTGTCGGAACAGTCTCTAACTTTGAACAAAGCCTTATTGATAAGGTCATCAGAAACCCCACGGACTTCTTCTCTATGGAATCCAAGGATAGGGCTATTCTCTTGGCACTTGCACAAAGAATTGATAGAAGAATTCAGAATATTGGTGCGGCAAAAGGCTTGACAGTTCGTATTAGAGATGTTGATTCTGGCAATAGGTATGAAGCCCTTCGGCAACAATACCTTAAAGCAAAAGGACTACTCTAATGGCTGAACTCTACGAGCAACCTAAACTGTATGCTAACCGCCCCGCTGGGGTAACTCCTATATCTGGTGACCCAGATTTGGATAAGGTGTTGGCAGAACTCCCGCCAGAAGAGCGTGAGATGGCTATGCAGAAGATTACTGCCCCGCCAACTGGAGAGGAAATAGCACAGGCGATGCAGGAAAGGAACGCCAATGGTGAGTTGTTCAATATGACGCTCGACCAGTACAGGCTGTATAAGGCTCACCAGAAGAACAAGGAGGTAGATATTATCTCAACTTTTGGACAGGCGGCTAGTGGCATCTATGACGAGATAACCAAGGCTGGTGAATCTATCGTCAATGACCCTGCCAATGCTATTGGAAAACTTACGCCATCCTTGATTGAGGCGTTTGCACAGGGAACAAGAAGTTTGTATGGAATGGCGGCTCAGTCGGTTGACCCTTCCAGCGTGATGTTCCGCATGAAGAACGCTTTGTCCGCTAATGGTAGCGATGAGGAAGCAGAGTACAGGCAGTTTATGGAAGCCCAGCAGTTCAATGTTCACTCGATGAACTTGATGTCTGGCAAGGAAACCTTGATTATGGACAAGGATGTCATTAACCCAGAGATGACACAGGTGATGTCTTATGTGGCTGACCCTACCCTATTCATTCCGTTTGGTGGCATAGCCATGAAGGGGGCTAGATTGGTCGGTATGGGCGAAGGTCTTGCCAAGGCTTCAGCCAGAGCCTCAATGATTAGAAACAAGGTTCTTGGTGGTACTCTTAAGTGGGGCGTAGGTGCTCCTATTGAGTTCATGGGTTCTGCCGTCAGAAATACCATTGACTACGGACTTGAGCGAGGCTCACAGGCGTTTGAATTCGCCACAGGTATGCCAGCCGCAGAAGCCAGAGCAACGGCTCAGATGTACGGACTTCAATCTACATCAGCCGCCCTTTCTGGGCAGAATATCCCCCTTCCTATGGTCGGGAATGTCGCTGGTGCTATGGTTGGCTCTACAACAGCCAGAGGCGTAGGCGAGGCTCTCGTTACCCTTGGAGACCAAATTTATAAGCAATCTAAGCATGGTCGTGGCGTTCTTTCATACGCTGGACAGGCTCTTCGTGACACAGAGAAGTCTGGTGTCGTTCTTTCTAATCACGCCAAGGGACTCCTAAAGGTCATTGATATGGCTGACCCATTGTTCGTGTACTCGGCTGATATTGCTGAAGGTGCTGGAACAGGTATGGTTATCGGTGGTGGTCTTGGATACCTCGCTGGCGGTGAGGAAGGTATGGCAAGCGGTGCTGGTGCTGGCTTTGCCCTTGGTACTGTCGGTGCTGGTCTCGGTAGCGTAACCGCTGATGTGACCAACAACAGACTCTACGACAGAATCGCTATTCAGCGTAAGATGGTCATTGAAGGTCTTAGGGGTACGGATGATGTCAAGGCAACGGCTCTTGAAGGTCTTGCAATGGTTGGCGAGATGAACGCTGAAAGAACAGGAAACAGGAGACTGCAAGCGGAAATCGATGGAATGATTGCTGGCATCGACATAATGACTCCTAACTCCAAGTTCAATATCAGAACTGAAGCGGAGCATACGGCTTGGCTGGAAAGCCTTAAGATTGACCCAAAGACTGGACGACTTAAGGAGACTAGTGCCATCCTTCCTCAGTTCGGTTCAGACAGAAAACAGAGAGCGACAGCGTTGTCGTTCCTGTCTATGGTCAGCGATAACTTCTCTGGACTCCCAGAAAACCTCAAACAACACATTGACGCTCTTCCTGCCGACCATGCAATGAAGAAGCATTGGGCTAGACTGCCAGATGCCGTAAAGAAGGTCGTGATGGATGAGGTCAAGCAGAACGCCAACATCGAGTACAGAAAGCAATTTGGCGGTAAGAAGGCTAACGAGTTCTACGGAGACATCAACTACGCAGAGGCTCACACGGCTAGAATCAATTCATTGTTCGACTCTGGTAATCCTACCCAAGCCAAGGAGCGTATCAATATGCTTCTCAAGGAGGAGACCAAGGGTGGCAAGTTGACCAAGCGTGGCGAGTTGCTTAAGGAGAAGTTGGCTACCGAAGGTTACTTTGACAAGGATGGAGCAATGCGTCCGTCCAGACTCAAGGATGTCGAGATGACGGAAGATGTGTACAAGAATGTCGCTGGATTCGTCATCAGAAGAGACAGTACTGGACAGGTTGAAATCAATCTGAATCTTGACCAGATGGGCAGAGATACCGCTGTCCACGAACTGTTCCACGCCATCATGCTGGAGTCCCCAATGAAGGACGAGTTCATCGACAGACTGTCAACCAAGTTGCTCGGCAAGTTCGATGCCAACGGCAAGAGACTTGAAGGTGCATCAGTTGACACGAACCAAGTCAAGAAGTTCTTCCAGCGTTACATCGACTCTCTGCATAGAAACAACCCAACAGAGCGAGCCAACGAGACTACACGGCTTCAGCGAGCCATCGAGGAATACGAGCAGAGAGGTGACCAGAACAAGGTCAACAGAACCACATCTACGACTCTTGAAGACCTAGTCGAAGAGTTCGGTGCGTTCTACTTCCCTAAGTTCATCCAAGACAAGCCTGTGGATTACCTGTTCAGAGGCGGTGAACTCGGTGCTATGCGTGAGATGTTCCAGTCAGTCAAGTTCGGCTGGCTTGACTTCTGGCGTGAAAAGATTGGTACACGCAACCCAGAACTCAACTTCGATGCCGTTCAAGGCTATGCGATTTCAAAGGCTTTTGGCAAGGACGGACAGCCTAGATACAAGAACAAGGCTCTTGACCTCTTCATGCAGGACTTCGTTAGGGCTACGGCTATGGCGAACCGCAATGGTCAGTTCGACCTCTCACGGCTCTCTAACGATGCCCAAAAGACATTCGTAAAGAACAACGGCATCAGAGGCTACGGAACAATCGACAAGGACGGCAAGGTTGTCCGTCTTAACAGACGCACAGCGGTCAAGGAAGAGATGCGTGTCGGCAAGGAAATCTACAAGATTGTCGCTGGTATTGACCCTAAGTACAGACAGTCATTGACGATTGACGGAGAAGGAAACTTCTCTGGTCGCATCTCACCAGAACTTGCGGAAGAACTCGTCAAGAGCGGTCATGTTGACAGGGCTTGGGTTGACAAACTTCTCAGAGCCTACGACATCGTTGATGGCAAAGGTTCTAATGTAATCGAGTTCGGTTACCTTGGACGCACAGCCCAAATCGGTGACTACGCATGGCCTCGATTGGTTGGTTCAGATGTTCCGTTCAAGAACCGCAAGGCTATCCTGCTGGATGTAGACTTCAAGATTGGCAAGGACGGACGGATGACCGCCCTGTACCATACGCTTGACCACGCTGTCATCGAGGGCAGAGCCAACACGCTCTGGAGCGACCCTGCTGTTCGTCAGTTGTGGGATGGAGATAGAGGCTCAATGGAGGCTGACTTCTTCAGATACCTCTCAAACGCTTCGTTGCCATCAGACCATCCGAACAGGGTATCGTCTGCTAAACTCCTTGAGGACGGCACAGGCAAGGGTGTTATGCGTAGAAACGCCCTGCACCAGATGCTTGGTATGGCTAAGTTGGATGGGGATGTGTACATCAACAAGCCTATCGCTGAAATCCCGCTTGGCATCCGTCACAGCGTCACAACCTTCAATGTCGATGGCGTGTCTGGCTTGAGAGTCAGAGATGGTGCTAGATACGATTACAACCACCAGAACGCCTTCCGTGACCTCAGTCGCAACTTTATGATGTCTGAGATGGCATCAGAGGAAACTCCTAACGGAAAGATACTGAAGCATGGTACTGGATATAAGATTACAAAGATGGCTGGCTCTAATAGGTTCAGCGTGTTCGATGTAGATGGCAAGGAACTTGGTAGATTTGATACGCTTGCAGACGCTGGTCGGGCGGCTCAAAAGGACTATAACGCAAGGTTTGATGCTAAGGTTGAAGGCAAAGACTTGCCTGTTCCTAGAACTGAAGTCCCTCCGTCAAGAGTTGGATACAAAGACAAGCGTGTTCAAAAAATTTTAGATGACAATAAGATTGAACAAACAGTAATAGAAGCACTAGAAAAAGAAATAAACGGAATTACTTCTAAAGAAAATTACCCAGAATCAGCCGCCAATTATTACGCAAGACCTTTTAAAGATGCTATAGAAGCAATCAAAAGAGATGGTTTAATAAAGGCTGTATCTAATGAAGATGCAAGTCATGTAAAAATACTGCAACAACAATTAATTAAACCAGATGTTTCTTCCTTGGGCGATATCGACATCGGAATTCCTCACTACGCAAAAGAGTTAAAGGTCAGTTATTTATTGGATAAATTAACTAAACTTGCTCAACATGAATACGATTCCATGTATCCTATGGAGATTAAGTCAGCCCTTCACGGACGGCTTGCTCAAATCATGCAGGATTACCCTAACCTTACGGCACAGGGTCTCCTCAAGAAACTTGATGTCTATGGTTCACAGGGATATAGATATCTGCAAGAGGCTACAGAAATCGGTCTTGTAGACCTTCTTAAGTCTAAGATTAAACCAACAATTGAGATATACAGAAAGTTTGATGCTCAAGGAAATCCAACAGGAGAAGTTGTTCAGCGTGAACTTCCTGTTCTGTTCCGTGAAATAAAGGTAGATGTTAAGGATGCCGAAGGAAATGTGCTTACGGACGAAAACGGATATCCTATAAAGGAAACCAGACAGACAAACGAAAACATCCAAGGCACTCAGCCTGTCCTTGATATGCAGGAAATCCTAGACTTTGCTAAGTCCAAAGAAATAAAGGTTACCATTGAGGAAGGTGCTAGGGAAGTTAACAGAATGAACACAGAACAACTTACTCTTGGTGGAGATAAGTCTAATTACAAAGAAACTGCTATTCGCATCAACCCAGAGTACGCTCACGGAATTCGTGGTCATTACGGAGAAAATACAATCGTTCACTTCCGAACTACCGAGCGTCTAGATGCAGAAGGAAATAAAGTTTTGTTTATTGAAGAAGTACAGGCTAATAATACTGACATTGAAAGTAAGCAAACAAGATATACTGAGGCAGAAGTTAAAGTTCAAGAAGACCTTGTTAAAGTAAGAAAGAATATTCTAAAAGAATTAAAACAAG